CCCACTGAGAGACAATCCGACTGTACCAACCGCCCAACCGAACGCCAACGCGACGCCAAGCGTGAAACCATCTCGGATTCGAATGTCTCGTGGCTCTGTCATCTCATTCTCCTGGTTGTGTGGTTAGCGGCGGAACGCCTGCTTCAAAGCGACGATTATCATCAGCACAGGAAGCCCAGTTTTTGCGAGCACTCTAAGTCCTTGGTCAGGATCAATTGTAGAGAGCAGAACCAACGCAACCCCCGTCAGGGTGATTGCGCTCACAATCCTATCGTAGCGGTCCATCATCTCATTCCTATTTGTGCGGTAAGGGCGGCAGATATTTGCCAATTTCAATACTCAAGATTTGCCGATACCCGCGGTTCGAAAGACCAATCTCAAAAGCGTCTGCAAAACTCTTACTCTCAGCTGCGACCAGCCATTCTGGCAGCGGGGATGACGGGTCACATTGAGCGAACATTTTGAGCCGTTCACCCTGAACGCGTTCAATCGGGTCTTCCCCAGAGTCTACGACCAACATCGCCGGGGCTTGAAATCGCTCCAGTATATCCACGCGCATTTGCAGCGACCGGCGCAGAGTCTTATCGGCTTGCAGGCCCAGCCAGACCCCAACCCCCATCGAGACCAGAGTGTGGATCATCTCCATCAGCAGGTTCATGATGGCACCTGCCGCACCGTGTCGCGCCAGTTCTCAATCTTCATATGATGATCGCCAAGCGGGATGACCAGCGTGCCGTCCTCGTCACAAAAGCGGTCAAGCTCCGGGCTATGGATCGATATCTCGACGCCGTTCACCTTGATCGTATCCACCGGCACCATCTCGCCGCTGGCCACCGCGGCTCTACGTTCTTTCCGGTTCATCCTGCAATCCTTTCACGATAGCGGCGACTAAGATCGGTCACCGGGTCTGGGTCGACAATCTGCTCGGCCTGTTCCAGCGGCATCACCACCAGCGCCATGCCGCAGGCTTCCAGCATCCAGGCCATGGAGCTGTGCATCTTGAAGGGCTTGCGCACCGACGATTGGCCGGTCGGTTTGGCGCGACCTTGCTGGCGTCGTCTCAGGTCTCGCTTCTTTTCGGTCTCGAGCCCCATCTTGACCTTGTTGTAATAGCGGTCGGGGATGCCGGCACACTCGCAAACTTCCTCCATCGTCAATCCGGTTAGAAGCCGAGCCACTTCCATGCTTTCAAGCAGATCTTTCTCGGTGAATATCCGCCGCGTCGGTTTAGAGTTTATCACTTGGGTCTCCACTCAGATGCATTTCTGGGAAAACCGGCCGGAGGTTCTGCGCCTCGGGTTCCTGGCTGGTTATGGTTCGAACCCACTCACCGCGTTGATAGACTTGAATTGGAAAGTCGCAGTCGACACTATGCCAGCACGCTGCGATCACCGCCTCGATCGCGCTAGCACCCACCGCCATGGCGCCACTCAAAAAACGGTACTCACCATTGCCGATAAACAGCGCGCTATCGTCAAAGTGGTAGCCTTCGCTGCACCAGCCATCGACATGTCCGTCAGGCTTGATCCGGTGAACATACGTCGGGTCATCGTCCTTGAAGCCCACCACATCGATCGGCTTTACACCGGCCAGCAACTGTTTGGCCACGTGCCGGATCGTATCGGTTTGACCAGCACCAACAATCATGTCTCCGTCGGGCAGTATCACCACTTTATGCATTCGGCAGGAGCGAAGGCCGCTGCGCTGACACAAGCTATCCACCGCCAATATTCCGTCTCGATACGCGTAAGCCGTCATGACTGTGCCTCCAAAAGGCTGCGCTGTTCGGACTTTGCTATGATGCGCCGGGACTTTTCCTCGGCGTCATAGTTTAGGTGGCAATACTGGCACCACGCTCGCAACCGTTCGTCCGTCACCTCGTGATTTTCCTCGTCATGATCGAGGTGGGCTATCGTTAAGACGACTTTGATTTCCTTCGTCTCGCCAGCCAGCGCAAAGGGCTTCATACGAATGATGTCGCCAGCCCCAAGCAGCCAAAACCGCTTCATCTTGTACCGGCCACTCCGTGTATCGAGAATCTTGAACGCCAAAGAGGTGAGGACCGCACCATTATCAACAGCGCAATTCTCGCAGCAATTGTTTGCACGCTCCAAAATGCGCGGCACAATTTCAGTTTTCCAGTTGGGTGGATACTTTGAATAATCAATCGGCATCACATCACTCCCCCATTGGCTTTCTCCAGAGTTCGCTTATCAATTGGGCGGTTAAATAAATCCGGTGCATCAGCCTGATCGTTCAACCAAAGGCTTTCTGTTCGCGCCAACGCGCCATCTGCATGTGCTTCACGGTCAATTCTTCGCCAGCCCCGCAGCGCCGTGTCGTACAGATCGTTTCTGTATCCAGAGAGAACGACAGCGCCCTGTAATTCTCGAAGGCCTTCGAGCAGTGAGCCGTGCTGCACGTCGGTCATTTCGTGGCGGTATTGTTGGCAATTGGTGGCCCGCGTCGAGTGAACATATGGCGGATCAACGTAGTGAACCGTTTCAGGTCCATCGTGTTGAAACATAACCTCCAGCGCATCGCGGTTTTCGATGGTAACGCCGGTCAACCTCGCGGTCAGCATCTCATGGGCGTCGGGCAAGTTGGCCCAGTCTCTTGCTGGCGTCGTACCCGAGCGATTGCTGTTGGCACGGAAGCCGGTTTTCCGGGCGTCATTGCAACCGTCTGAACCAAACCCCATGAACGACCGAATGAGTAGCCGGCGCGCCCGCTCAACGCGACATTCACTCGGTTCATACGCAAGGTCGAACTCCGCGCGGGCAAACGGCGTACATCGCAATTTCCGCAATAGCTCGGTTGATAGATCTCCAGACTGCATAACCCGGAAGAATGAAACTACCTCGAGATCTAGGTCATTGTATATTTCCGCATAAGAGCGCGGCTTTCGAAGCAAAACCGACATCGCACCACCGAAGGGTTCGACATAAACGCGATGTGGCGGCAGGTTGGATATAATCCAAGGCGCTAGCAGCCATTTTCCACCATGATAACGTAGTGCTGGGCGACGAACAGCCATCACATCACTCCCCCAACAACGAAAACAAACATGACGAACACTATGGCGATACCGATCTTGCCGGAGGAGGTGGGGCGGCGGGTCATGAAACACCTTCCGCAAAGTCCGAGGCCATCTGTTTGGCGCCTTCGAGGGTTTTCGCCGTCCATTCGCCACGACCGCATTTCACAATACGAACGCTATTCTCGAATAGGGTCTGCATTTCCGGCTCATGGTCCCCTTTCAGGGTGTCGCGCAATTGATCCAAGCTGATAGCTGGCAGCCTAATTGGGGTAATCAGTATCCGAATACCGGATCGATCTGGAAGTATTTGGCACTCATCGCGCCGCTGCTGGGCAACGTCCGCGCCAATGTCCGCAAAGAACGCCGACCTGTCGTCAATCAACTCCTCCGGGGTTGACCCGACATAGCCACAGTCGCCCTTTTTGCAGGTCGACCCAACACCGAACCCATAGATCGCGCGGTGTGACCAGCCATACCATTTTTGCTCTCGCTCGCAGAAACCGATTGAGCAAGTGCCGCCCTCAGTACGCATTTGCGGCGCGATGCCGCGCCCTTCCAACATCTTGGCGGTTTTTTCGTTGCCAATGTACCCTCCGTCCAGTGTTGAATAGGCGGAGACCAAATCCATATTCGAACCATCAGCCATCTGGATAACTTCTGTTTTCAGTGCATATGTCCGGGTCATGCTGCTGTTTCCTTCTCTGCGGCGCGGCGCTGTTTTCGGCTGGGTCGTTTTTTCTGGCTCTCGATGACGCCCATTTGCAGATCCGTGCCGCCCATCCGGCGGGCTCCGCACCGCGGGCAGAAGAAGACCTGAAACACCGCACGGCCCTTATGCTCGTGGGTATAGCCTTTGAACGCGTGCTGGCATTTGACTTCGCGCTGACGCTGCAGGATCCACGGCTTCATCAATTCAACAACGACGCCGTAGATAAATAACAGGACGAGCGCGACAAAGAGGACGAACCAATATTCCTTCAAGATCACCAACATGTCAGATTCCTCCCATCAAAATCGCGCGGAACATGGTGAAGGCCATCGCGACGACCACACCGGCCAGCAAGACAACCAGGGCAAACGCGTGTTCAGGACCGCCATCGCGCTTTTTCATGCCGCCCTCGGTCGTTCAACGCCGTAGCGATTGTAGAGATCACCGGGATAATCGGCCCGTTCATGGTCTGGGCGCAGCGGGTAACCTCGGCCTTGGCCTTGCCACTGGCCGGTCTCAGAAAATATTCTGAAACATAGCTCGAGGATGGTTGGCTCTGGGGCCTGATCAAGCAGGTCCGGTTCGGGCACCTCGGCTGGAACCAGCTTGTCGAAATGCTCTGCAAACGTCCGCGGGCGGCAAATATAGGCCAGCGAACAGCGAAAGCTTCGATTGCTGGAAAACCCTTTGCTCGTCCATTCAAGCTTCGACAGGGCGGTAATGAACTGTTTGAAACGCTCACCACCATACTCAGCCAAGCGGGCAGAGATTCCCTGCTTGATCTTGTCGGTCAGTTTCGAGTGGACGGTCCAGCCCATGTTCCTGGCTGTCTGATTGTAGAAGTCAAAAATCTCTTTTTCTTTTATTTTTGGTTCAAGGGTGGTTCTCGGATGGTTTGTGTCATCCTCCTGAACGTCTTCGGGTTCACCAGGATTACCCGTGGCGTCATCCTCCTGAACGTCTTGAACGTCGACGTGTTCAATTTTGAACGGGTCATTCTGCGTGGCGTCGGGCAGTTTTTTGACGGCCGAAAGACTGATCGAATACTCCATCGTCCAGCCGCGTTCATGGTGACGTTTGCCGATCTCGACCAGCAGCCCTTCGGCAACCAGATCCTTGATATTGGAAATGACCGCGCCGCGAGACGCTTCGATTTCATCTGCTATTCGCCGCTTGCTGGCCCAGATGCCGCTGCCATCATCGTTCGCGCGATCGGCGAAATAGATCATCAGCGCCTTACGCAAACACGATCCGGCTTTGCGACTTCGCACCAGGGAGGTAACTTTATGGCTCATAAAGACCGCTCCTCAAATCTAACTTTCGAATCCGACAGGGAGGCCGTCACCGCGAACCCGACGAGGCGGGCCAACAAGCGGTCAAACAGGTCGTAATTGTTGCTCGGTGATATCTTCCGGTAGGCTGCACGCCACCGCTGCGGAATGGCACCCCAATGCCGGGAACAAAACCAAACGCTACCATTGTCCTTGCCGCGGCTGGTCCGCTTGGCGCAGTAGGGCACGACGCATGGGCATTGCCGCTGGGGCTGCAGACGGATGCGGGAATAGGTGCCAATGCTCATCAGAACATTCCCCCGTCATCGATCAGCTTCTCGTCATCGACGATCAGATCGGTTTCTTTCTCGAAGTGGAGTTGCACGGTACCGACCTTGCCCATGCGCTGTTTGCCAACAATCACGTCAAACTTGCCCAGAGCGGCCATGTAGAGCGCATTCCAGTCCTTCCAGCGGTCGACATGATCGAACGGCGGCTCGTCTTGCTTGAGGTAATATTCCTCACGATAGGCGAACAGGATTGTGTCGGCGTCCTGCTCGATGGCGCCCGACTCGCGGAGATCAGACATGATCGGTCGTTTATTGTCGCGCTGGTTAAGTCCGCGCGAAAGCTGTGACAGTACGATCACCGCGCAGTCTTCGTCGCCCGCGATCTTTTTCAGCCCCATGGTCACTTCACCAAGCGCCTGGGCCCGCGTCTTGTCCCGCCCCGACGCAATCGACATGATCTGCAAGTAGTCCAAACAAACGACGTCCAACCCGCCAAGCTGCCGCTTTGCTTTGCGCAGCCCAGCCCGGATATCTGCGAATGTTAGGCCCCGGGCACAATTCCAAAACAGGGATTTCGGCAGGGTTTCGACGCCGGATCTAAGGATGGCCAGCTCATTCATGCCCAGCGATCCGTTCCGCATAGCCTGATACTCAACCTTGCCCTTGCCTGTGCGGCGCGCCTCACCAGCGGCCAACCGCCACGCCAATTGCTGGCGGGTCATCTCCTGACTGAACAGAGCCACACGGGCGTTCTCGGCTTTGGCGGCTCCGATACAGATGTTCGTCGCCAGGGCGGTCTTGCCCATCGAGGACGCGCCGCCAATCACATAGAGATCACCGCGGTGCAAACCGCCAAGCCAATCATCGAGTTTCGAAATTCCCGTCGATAATCCTCTCGGCCGGCCGTCCAGCATATGTTTTTCAAGATCCGCAATCTCGTCGGCCACAGCCTCCGCGGCGGATTCCCACTCGCCGGTGTTTTGGCGCAGCGCCTCGGCCTCGTCCAACCGCTCGCGCGCCTCTTGGTAGATGCGATCTGAGCTGCCATCATGGCCGGGCTGCAAGGCAAGCGCTTCAATCTCCTGACCCGCAAACGCCAACCGTCGGCGCGCCGCGAGACGCGCGACCAGTTTGGAATAGTCGAACACCTCGAACGAAATGAACGACGCTTCATCAATGACCAGGTCGAGCGCCTCGCTCAGGCCCTGAGCATGCGTCCAGACACCGGTCGAGCGAATGTTCTCGGTGACCGTCGAACGCGTCACGACGATGCCTTTTTCTGCCAGTGACCACATCGCAGCCCACAAGGTTTGAATCGGCGCGTTGTAGAAATCTTCGGTGCTGACAATCTCGGCCACCTCGTCAAAGAAGCCATTATTGCCGCGCTTGCTGCACACGTGCAGCACCCCGCCCAGAACGTACATTTCAGCCGCCATGTCATTCGGCGGGGCGTTCGCGCCAGAGCCTTCATAGGCCATTATAGCGCGTCCACTTCTTTTCTGAGGGCGACGACCAGGCGCGGCTGGACGTCAAATTCCTTGGCAATTTCGTGATCCAGAAACCCCCGATCGATCGCGGCGCAAATGCTCAGATCACGCGCGTCCTTGCGCAGCAGATCCCGCTGCCGATACAAAAGCCCGGTCATGGTCGCCTTGCTCGCACCCTCAAGTCCGACCATGTTGGCAACCTCAACATAATCAAAGCCCGCGTCGAACAGGCGCTTGACCTTTGGTCCATAGGTCGCTTGGCGATCGCTAATCATTCGGCTTCCTCTCCAATCACAATGATATGCTTGTTGCGTTTTTTGGGGTCGCGCAGGCCGGGCGGCAGGCAGGACACACACCACGGTGCACCGGCCTTGTTATGGTTTGGGCATGTCGCAACATCAGCAGCGCCGCACGCGGTCTTCTTTGGGGACGGGTCTGCGGATTGAGAGGCTTGGTCGCTTACTATGACATGCGGTGGCACCGCCGCGAGTTTGACAGCTTTCGCCGCAGCCTCCCCTTGTTTCTCCAGTCCCTGATCCGCAGGGGGGCTTTGGCATAGGAGGTCGGATGCCACCATCTCTATGTCTGGTTGGTTCAGTGTGGTTGGAACCACAAGCTCTGTGACCCGCACGCTCACCCGCGGCGTTTCACTGAAATCCTTGATCACCGTGGAGCGAACAATCTGGCTGTCATCCAAATAGATGACGCGGTTCATCGCATCTTTCACAGCTTTGCCGACATTGTCCTCGTCGGGTTTCTTTGTGCAGGCTTCAAGCCCGTCACGAATGGCTTTCTGCCTGTATTTCGGGAGGGACTTGGCCCACGGGAAAAACATCATGATTGTGACATTCACAGGGCCTTCAAACACGGCCTCATCGCCCATCTTCGCTGCGGCTACTCTCGCGACCGCCGCTTCAAATCCCTTGGTCGGATTTGGTGTATAGATCGTCGCAAACGGCTTCTTGCCGCGCGGCGTCACGATCCGCGTCCTCGCCCGTTCCTTTGGTTTAGGAAGTCCGGGCACAGTGAACGTGACACTGCGCCCGGGGATAAGATTAAGCCCCCCATCCATGATCTATTGGACCGTGGCGGATTCGGCTTCAGCCAGAAGGGCATCATCTCTTGACGACGCCTTGGCGATCTCTTTGGCGCGATCATCTTCAAACAGATCAGGATGCGGCGCCAGGCCGCGAGCGCCGATATAGTGGAACAGGTGCGCCAAAAACTCTGACCGCTTCGTTTCATCCATCTTTTCGATCTGCGCCGTCAGTTTGAACGCCTTGCGATGAATGTTGAATTGGTCTTCGTTTTTCTTGACCAGCGCCCCGATCGTTCCGACGGCCGACTGTTGGTCAGAGGCGGCCAAGAAATAGTCTTTGAAGGCCCTGTCCAGAACTTCATCGTCTGGCATCGCATTGACAACTTCATCGGGTTCAATCTCGCCGATATCTTCGTCTTTTGCTGTTTCGTTTTTACTCATGGTTTTTCAGTCCTTTATGGGGAGCGCAAAGTCGGGATACGCCGCCCAGAAAAGACAAAAGTGCCCGATCACTATTCCGGTTTTCGGGCGGGTAACTTGCATCAGCGCCTGCGCGACACCACGTGTCGGCAACGGAGCAAAAGGGTCCCAAGCCCGTCATTGCACTTGCTCCGCACAGGAGACCACAATGATCGAATCGTCCGATGACTTGGGCGCGAGGAAAGCATTCCGCGCCGCTAGCCAATCTTCATACAGTTCTTTTTCGCCACACTCGCCATTGGTGCCTTCGCTGATCAGACGGAGTGTTTCCGTTGTCGTCGGATGGCTGCCCTTCATCAGGCGGTGCAGGGTGCTGTCTGACACGCCAATCTCGTCCGCAAACACTTTGCGGGGCCGTTTATTGGCCTTCAGCCAGCGCTTCAAAATCTGTGACATGCGGCGACTATTGGCACGGGATGCCAATTTTGGTCAAGCGGAAAAATTGGCATGGGGTGCCGCCGACGGGACTCACCGCTTCGCATATAATGCCAAAATGGCAGAGCATCACATACGAAGATGGCGTAAACACAGGGGTTTGACCCTGCAGCAGCTTTGTGACCGGATGGAGTCGGAACCTGGCGAGCCGCTCATCTCATTTTCTCAGCTGGCGCGGATCGAGCGCGGTGACCAACCCTATTCCCAGCCCATCCTCGAAGCGATTGCCGAACAGTTGCAAGTCAAGACCAGTCAACTTCTCGAGGACGACCCGTCCAAGGATGGCGAGGTCGTGGATCTCATGCGCAAACTTGATCAGGTTGACAGTGACAAGAAAAAGACGATCCTTTCGATGCTGCGCGCAGCAATCGCTTCATAACCAAAGCCGCATCGTGAGGGCGTAAATGACAATTGGACCATTCGCTGTCATCCTCTTGGCGCTGGTCCTTGTTGCGCTTGCCTATGTGATCGATCTATTTGTTCGGCGATTCTGGCGAACCGCTTTGCCAGCACGTCTCTCGGTATTGGCCCCGCTGCTAGGGGTTGGCCTATGGCTAATCGCTTCTTTCGCCCTGGCGCAACAAATCGCCCAAACTGATCCACAATTGATTGCCGGTCTTGTCGCGACCGCACCAAGTATCGTCCTCAGCCTATTGCTGATTTGGGTGATTTGGGGGCGTAAAAAGAACCGGGATTAGACCATCGCCAAGGCTTAAACTTGGCATGGCATGACAATTTCTTGCTTGACAAGTTGGCACAGGATGCCAAATTGCAGTCCTCAATCAGGAGGCTGCATGTCTGTTTTAAGCGACATCGATACAAAACCAAAAACCTGTATGGCGTGTCAGGGCACCGGCTACCAATGTTACTGCCGCGATTGTCACGGCAATCCAGCCAATCAGTGTCCGAACAAGCATGCATGGACAGTCGCCAACCCGGGCAGGACCAAGACCTGCTCGGCGTGTGGCGGGTCCGGCACCGTGACGCTGAAACCGGTGATTGGCGTTTTGAAACGGCAAGATGTTGAAGTCCTGCAAGCGGTGGCCGGTCGCCTGGGCGGCATCCTGCAGATGAATTATGACATCGAGTTCGGCCGGCTCTCACAGAGCGACGCTGCGAACTTTGCTGATGATATCCCGAACCGTCTCGACGCGCTTCGTCTGGCGCTTGGGGATTTAATGAGCGGCTACCCTGTTACCGTGGAGAACCTCTAATGTTCGCTGATACATTTACCGAACAGCTAGCCCGCACAAATACCGATCAAGGCGCCCTGAGCCGGGCTCGCGACAAGGTCCGGGAGACTTGGCAAGCCTACATTACCACGCCTCTGGACGCCCCAGATGCGCGGGCAAACGCCTATGACGTACATGTCCAGGCCCAGATCGAATTCAATATGGCTGCAGTGAACGTCGGGGTGCGGAAATAATGCCCCAGGCTTATCCTCTCGCATGGCCCGGCTTTCGGCCTCGTACTCCGGTGGACAGCCGTCGGCGTGGTGAGTTTACCAGCGCCAAGAAACGCATCAAAATACCAGAAGCAGCGGAACGCCTCGAATTAGAGGTGGAGCGGCTTGGTGGCACCAATCTGATTATCAGCACCAATCTAAGACCAACAATAACTGGGCGCCCGGTCGCCAATGCTGGTCAGCCCGACGACCCTGGCGTGGCCGTGTACTTCCAAATGGGCACCGACCCAATCACCTTGGCCTGCGATACGTTCACCGAACTCAGTCAAAATCTTGCCGGACTGGCTGGGCACATTGAGGCGACCCGCCGCATCGATCGCTATGGTGTGCAAAAAGCCAAAGAGACACTGCAGGCCTTTGCCGCGCTGCCGTCACCGACCAGCCGAACATGGCGCGACAAGTTGGGGTTTCGACCCGATGAAGCGGTAACACCTGACCAGCTCAAAGCGCGACGCAGGTCTTTGGCCGCTCGTCATCACACCGACAAAGGCGGTAGCGACGGCCAAATGGCAGAGATCAACGCGGCCTATGATGCCGCCCTTGTTGAGTTGGGATTGTGATGCAGCCTGGCGTCTACATAGATCTCAGCGAGGAGGAGTATTTCGCGGTTGACGCGCTCGGCTCGTCCGACATCAAAAAGCTTCTGCGCGCGCCGCATGACTGGTGGTATTCGTCGCGCCACAATCCCCATTATGAGGAGCCCGAGCGCGGCATCGCCCTGATCCTGGGAAGCGCGCTGCACGCCTTGATGCTCGAAGGCACGCAGGCCTATGAAGCCCGGTTCGCGATCGAGCCTGATCCAAATGATCACCCCGGCGCGCTCAAAACGTCCGATCAGATCCGCGACTTCCTTAAACTGTGCGATGTCCACGTACCGTCAAAACTATCCAAGACCGGCCTGATTGACCTCGCCGTGGAGAACGGTCTCGGCGAACGCATCTGGGACAATATCATTCGCCATCACGTTCAGGATGTTGAGCTGTTTGGAAAAGTCTCCATTCAGGCGCGGCAGGACCGGGCTTTGCGGGCCATGGCAAAACTGGTCGAAGACACGCCCGCCATTGCGGACGGATTGAAGATTGGCCTGCCCGAAGTGTCGGTCTTCTGGCGGCGCGATGATGTACCCGGTGTGCTGTTTCGCGGCCGCATCGATAGCCTGAACGAGAAATTCACGCTTGATCTCAAGACGCTTTCGAATTGGCGCGGCCGCACGGTTAGTGACATGCCGCGACGACAGATTGAGGAAATGGAATATGACGTTCAGCGCCGTTTTTATGACGAGGCGCGCCAAGCCATCAGGTCTCATGTCGAGGCTGGAAACATCTTCTTCCCCCGTGACACCGATCAGCCCGTCGACAAAGCCTATGAAAAGCGGGTCGTCAAACGCCTGAAAGCCATCGCCAAGGTCGAAAATTGGATATGGGTTTGGTTATTCTATCAGATGCGCGACGACAAAGCGGGCAGGGCGCCGATTGTTATTCCGCGCTGGCATGCGCCGGAAGGTGACGTCTACGAGCAGGCGGGGCTCAAGGTCGACCGCGCCATTCAAAACTATCGCGACCTGGTTGCACAATTCGGCACCGACACGCCCTGGCACCACATCGAACCCGCTCTTGAGTTGGAGGATAGCGATCTGGCTGGCCTGCAATTCAAGGCACCGTTTTAGCTATCGACCCTAACGAAGGACACCACCAATGACCCAGTTAACCACCACAAATAAGCGCGATGTCTCCGCAAAGCGCCGACCCTGGAAAGACACGCTGGAAGTGGTTGCGCCATCTTTCTCTGATGCGCTGCCTGCCCATGTTACGATTGATCGATTCAAGCGCATTCTGGCCAGCGCGATCGGGTCCAACCGGGACCTTCAACGAGCGGTGGAGGAAAATCCGTCATCGGTTTGGAACAGTGCGCTCGCCGCGGCAAAGGACGGCCTGATCCCTGATGGCCGGGAAGCTGCTCTTGTTGTCTTCAACACCAACGTCAAGTGCGACGATGGGATCAGTCGAAAACTCGCGACGGCTCAGTACATGCCGATGATTGGTGGCATTCTGAAGATGATGCGCCAGTCGGGCGAGGTTGCGTCAATCGCCGCCCATATCGTCTATGAAAACGACCCGTTCGAATATGTTCTCGGCGATGAGGAGCACATCAACCACACGCCCGACATGATGTCTGACCGGGGAGAGCCGGTCGGCGTCTACGCCGTTTTGCATACGAAGGATGGCGGGATCTACCGCGAAATCATGACCAAGAAAGAGGTCATGGATGTCCGAAACATCTCGCGCGCCAAGGAGAACGGGCCATGGTCAGGCCCATTCGCCACCGAGATGTGGAAGAAAACGGTCTTGCGCCGACTTTCCAAGCGCGCGCCGCTGTCGACGGACGTCATAGATCTCTTCCAGCGCGACGACAGTATGTACGAGCTGGATGAGCCGCTCGCTACTTTGCCGCCACAAGCGCCAAGGCGCGCCGCCCTGGACCTATCCACTGGCGAGGTCATCGATCAACGTCCCGATGAGGATGAAGAACCTGCTTCAGAGGTCTTGGAAGGCGACGGCCTGCCCGGTGACGATGAGCCAAGCCCCGAACCAGAGGCC